AGGCGCAGGTGTCAGGCTTGCGTTCTGCGTTATCAGACAGGGAATCACTTATTGTGAACTTACAACAAGAGAATGTTGATTTGCAGGCGCAAGTGGACAAATTGAGCAAGATGGTCAACAACAAAGACAAGCGCATTCGTGAACTCGAAAAGCAGGTGAAAGAGTTGACAGAACGGCTTGACGCGATGAATGGTGGCAAAGGCGAGGCGTGGGTTGGCGGTACGGATTGACTTCATCGGTGGGCGTGAGTGTTTGTGGACGTGGTCGCGGTTGTGCGTGAAAACGAGGGTTATTTGGAAACGATAGTATTCAATGCCATAGTTTACAAGTTACAAACGCTGGCTGATGGTGGGATTCGGCTTACGCTTGATCTACCAGAGACGGCGATCCCACAAATGGCGATGCTGGCTGAAACGAAGCGTGAAGGTATTGCGCTGGTATTCGAGGCGAAGGCTACTGGGGATGAACTTCAAAGAAATTGAGCTTGCCTGGGTAAGGCATAAATGGCAAAACCTCGGCATTGTCGAGAATAAAGGCATACATACCTGGCTCGTGCCAAAGCTGATCGTATTCGTCTTCACATTCGGTCACGCAGTCAATGAGCTCGACCATGCCAACGATGCCTCCAGTGCGATAATCTTGCGGTCTACGAGGCAATTTGAGTCCACCAAACGATTGTTCACTGTCAATAGCAGCCTGCATTTCGGCACGCCAAGCGTCAAAATCGCGGTCATTGATCGCAAACTTCGTGCCGGCGTGTACGAGAAACTTGCCACGATAATTTGTAGGCCAAGAGCGGTTTTCCACCGACTTAATGCCATTTACAATGAGCCAAGCCCACGGCTGGCGTATGCTGAGTGCTTTCATAACACTATGATAGCACTTGCATAAGTGGATGTCAATAATACTTTAGGCTTATTTATGAAAGAGAAACAACGACTTGAATTAATGCCCTCTGATGAGCTTGTCAGGAAGGTTAAGTCAGAAGTGGATGACTTAATCCTATACTTTTCGTGTGGCAAAGACTCAATAGCGATGTGGCTGTATCTTCAGGATAAAGGGTTCAATATTCACCCTGTTTATTTGTATACAGTCCCTGGCTTGCGGTCAGATTCGGAGAATCTCGGTTATTATGAATCTTTTTTTGGTCAGCATATTATGAGATTGCCCCATCCTCTTTTTTATCAAATGCTAAATAATTTTGTTTACCAACCGCCTGAGCGATGCGCACAGATATTAGCTTGGCAGCTACCAGAATACCGCTTCGCTGATATTGATGCGGTTGTGGCTTATGACTTGAATTTACCAAGTTATTACTCTGCAATGGGGATGCGGATGGCTGACAATCTCGATAGGCGTATGATGATGTACCAGAACGGGGTATTGGGTACAAAGGCTCGTCGCTATTATTATGCGATTTGGGATTGGAACGTTGAGCAGGTTTCCGACATTATCAAGCGGCATAATTGCAAGATACCAAAGGCTTATCAGTTTTCAGGGCGTACTATTGCTGCTGTTGATTACTATTACATCAAGCCATTTCGGAAGGTTTATCCAGACGATTATGAGCGCATGTTGGAATGGTTTCCATTGCTCGATGCTGAGTTTTATCGTTATGAAAGGCTACTAAATGGATAAAAAGACAGTTGCTCTTGAGAAAAAAGGCGCACTGCTAAAGAAAAAAGGCAACCCGTTCACCGATCCGGATATAAATTCCATGTTCGACCCGTCCGGTCTGCCTGGTTTACCAGACCATGACGATCTGAATCTCGAACAATCTTCTAACGTGGAAGTCGATGACATGATGGCTTCTATTCGTGAGAATCGTAAGAACAACGCTGAACACTTTCGAGATTATGAATCAGGCGAGTTTTGGTTCTGTGTGTGCTTCCAATCAAGAAGTCAAAAGGAGCAATTTTTGGAAAAGTTGTTGAATAAGTATTCGCCCAATAATCAATCGTTTGGTGACAAATATGTATCAGGTTTGGAATTAGCGGCAATGCTGGATATACCAGTAGAGCCGATTATTCTGGAGTCAAAGAAGAGCCGCCTTGCTCCAAAAGCTATGCGCGATATGGAGGTGATATAACATGCGTAATTTTCTCAGTAGGGTAAGAGGTCGTGCAAGAGGTGCAATGCGTTCTTACAGATCAACCCGACGTGCTGGTGGTAGTTTTTTCCGTGGCGTTCTAAACGCAGCTCGCTATGCGGCTTCGGGCGCTGGTCGCGGAGGTTAGTTAGTTGTCTGCACGCCTGCGTCTTACCGATAAGCACATTGAATTAGCCTGCGAAATGCGGGCTTATGGCGGCTTAATATCAGCGTGTGCGGGACACGCAGGCGTAGCAAAGCCTACGTTCTTTCGGTGGTTGAGTTTTGGGGAACTTCTTACCGATTACGAACAAAACGGAAAAGAGTTTTTTGAATCTGACTATTATAAGACGTGGCAAGGTGAAGCGCGTCGGTTAACACAACAATTAAGGCGGGAATTAGAAAAATCTGGCGGTCGATTATCTAAAGAACATCGCCTCTACATGAAATTATGGAACGAATGGCAGGTTGCTACGGATACGTTTGTGGCAGAATGCCATCAGACAATTGATCGCGCTAAAAGCATTGATCCCGAATGGGCGGCTCGTAGTTTAAAACAGATTTATCCAGAAGATTACAGTGATTCGGCGCTCGTTCAAGAGGCGACAGAAAATAAAGCAGAGCCGGTTATCGCGCGTTTAGACGCCTCACAGATCGGGCGGGCATATATTGATATGTACCGCGATATACTCGCACATGGGCACACGGAGTACGTCCTGGCAGATGGGCGCGGCTCTGGCAAGTCAAGTTTCGCCGGTTTGGTAGACGTGGTGCTGCTGGTCAATAACCCGACGTGGCACGTGCTATGTATTCGTGAGCACGCAAACACCTTGCGCAATTCGGTTTATTCGCAGATTCAGTGGGCGGTAGATCAGTTGGGATTGTCTGAGAAGTTCAAGTTCACCACGTCACCCCTGGAAATTACATATCTCCCGACAGGGCAGAAAATCTTCTTCCGGGGCGCCAACGATCCAATGTCTATCAAGTCCATTAAGCCGCCATTCGGGGCAATAGCCGTTTTGCACTTCGAGGAATACGATCAGCTGCCCGGTCCGGAAGCGGTTCGTTCTATCATGCAATCTGCAATTCGCGGCACGGATATTGCGTACATATTCAAGGTGTTCAACACCCCGCGCTCAATGAATCACTGGGCAAACAAGGAAATAGCAACTCCAAAAGATAACCGCTATTTACATCGCTCCAGCTACCTTGAAATGCCGCCTGAATGGTTAGGGCGGGTGTTTCTTGACGAAGCAGAATATCTGAAGCAAGTCAACCCAGACGCTTACGATAACGAGTATATGGGCATTGCCAACGGTACGGGCGGGATGGTCTTCCCGAACGTCGAATTGCGCGCTATTACAGACGCAGAAATCAAGCTATACGATAATATTTACGAGGGGCTTGACTTTGGCTATGCGGTAGATCCGCTCCACTGGGTACGGCTGTCTTACCATGCCGGCCGGCGCGAGCTTTACATCTACGATGAATTTCGCGCGGTCAAAATGGGCAACAAGGAACTGGCAGAGACGCTCATTGCGCAAAAGGGCTGCGGCTATTCCAGGCTGATTATTGCCGACAGCGCAGAGCCCAAGTCCATCGCTGACTTGAACACTTACGGGCTTACCGTAAAGGGCGCTGAGAAGCCGCCGGAATCGGTTAGATACAGCATAAAGTGGTTACAAAACTTAGCAAAGATTGTTATTGACCCGGAACGTTGCCCGTATACCGCGCAAGAATTTACCAGTTATGAGTACCCGCGAACGAAAGATGGCTTGGTTATGAGTATCTATCCTGATGAAAATAATCATTCCATCGACAGCACACGTTACGCATTAAATCTGCAATGGCGGAAGGCGGGCAATTAATGAGCTGGATCGCTGATGTAGTTGACGCCGTGAAAGGATGGTTTTATCGAATGTTCACACGTGAAGAAATAAAAAAGGCAATCGGTTCTGACATCGCTCCGACCGAGGAACAGCAGAAGACAATCTCGTTGTGGGCTTCAATGTATCGCAATCAAGCTCCCTGGGTGGACAACGAGAATGTTTTCAGTCTCAACCTGTCCTCGACAATCGCCAGCGAACTTGCGCGGGCGGCAACGTCTGAGATGGTTCTTAAACTGTCTGGATCAGCGCGCGCCTCGTGGCTGCAAACACAAATTCAGCCTATTGTCGATGACATTCGCACCGACTTGGAAGTCGGGCTTGCGTTAGGCGGCATGGTCTGGAAGCCAGTGCCCGACGGCAAGAATATCACCGTCTCGGTCATTCCGGCGGACGCGTTCTACCCAGTGCGATTCGATTCAGCCGGCGAGGTGGTATCCGCCGTGTTCGTCGAGCAGCGGCAAGTAGGCCGGAAATACTATACCAAACTTGAAGCGCATGACATCAATAAGCAAGGTGTCTACGCGGTCACCAACAAGGCGTTCGAGAGTGAGAGTCCGAGTCAGTTAGGGCGGGAAACACAATTGAGCGTTATTGACGATTGGGCGGTACTTGAGCCGGTTGCTACTATTATCGGCGCGGATAAGCTGTTATTTGCTTATTTCAAGGCCCCTGGTGGCGATGTGAAGGACACTGGATCGCCATTGGGCGTGAGCTGTTACTCGCGGGCGGTTGATCTGATAGAACAGGCGGATCGGTTACATTCCGGCTTCTTATGGGAGTTTGAGTCTGGCAAGCGCGCCTTGTATGCGGATGTGGTAGCATTCCAGCGTAAAGATGACGGCACGCTCATTCTACCCGATAAGCGGCTGTATAGAGCTTTGAACTCCACGAGCAACGTGGGTGAAGGGGATTTGTTCAAAGAGTGGTCACCTTCAATTCGTGAGCAGAACTATTTGAACGGAATCAGCGCCATTTATCGAAGAATTGAGCTTGCAACTGGGCTTGCATATGGCACGTTGAGTGATCCTGAACTGGTAGCGCGCACGGCAACTGAAGTGGCTTCGACTAAACAGCGCACATATTCGACTATTCGTGACATTCAGAGAAGCCTGCGGACGGCGTTAGAACGATTGTTGGAAACGATGGATTTCTACGCAACAGCGTACAATCTCGCTACAAAGGGCGCGTACAACCTGGAATTTGAGTTTGATGATTCAATTCTTGTGGACAAAGACGCGCAGATGCAGGTAGACCGGCAAGCCGTTTCAATGGGCATTATGCCAAAGCAGATTTTCTTGATGCGCAATTATGGGCTTGATGAAAAGACGGCTAACTTATGGCTTCAGCAGCAGCGTGCTGAATCGCCAACGGATGTGTTTGGAGCATAATGACAATTGACATTCGATTAGGCGATTGTTTAGAAGTATTGGCTACATTGCCAGAGAATAGCGTTGACACCTGCATCACCGACCCGCCTTACGGTTTGGGTTTTATGGGTAAGCAATGGGACACGTTTGACAAAAGTCAATTTGGGATTGCTGGCAATGAAGGCGAGAACGACTTGAAAGTCAAAAAGAGTTTCAACGTTCTGCCCCGTTATCGCAAAGACGGGTTACAAGAGTTCACTTACAAATGGGCAAGTGAAGTCTACCGTGTACTGAAACCAGGCGCGATTATGCTTGCGTTTGGCGGCACTCGCACCTACCACCGGCTGGCTTGCGCGATTGAGGACGCTGGCTTTGAAATCAGGGACACTATCGCTTGGGTATACGGGAGCGGATTCCCAAAAAGTTACGACATCAGCAAGGGGATTGACAAGCAGGCTGGGGCGGAAAGGGAAGTGGTTGAGTCGCGTAAATTCGGAGGTCGCGATGGAACAAGCGTCACATCAGGCGCAAGTAATGGTGGGGTGCAAGGTGGATATAACCTAAAAGACAATCGCAACATCACCGCTCCCTCTACCCCCGAAGCGCAACTCTGGCACGGCTGGGGCACGGCGTTGAAGCCCGCGTTTGAGCCGATAGTTGTTGCGATGAAGCCGGTTGACGGCAACTTTGTCAATAACGCGCTGACTTGGGGCGTGGCTGGTATGTGGATTGACGGGGGCAGGGTGGAGTATGAGCAGGGCGGTGATGCCGCAAGCAACCCGCTTTATCGCAAAAACAACGGATATAAAACCGATTATGGCGTTGACGAGAATCCAACGTCTTATGCCTTGAAAGGCGAAAAAGGCAAAATGAATATTAATTCACAAGGTCGCTTCCCTGCCAACTTCATTCACGACGGCTCGGACGAGGTGGTGGAGTGCTTTCCGAATGACGCGCAACGCTTCTTCTACTGCGCTAAAGCCAGCCGAAGCGAACGCAACGCTGGGCTGGAGGGGATGCCGATTAAGCAAACAGTCGGTGGTGGCGGGATGAATAATACACCCGATGATGTTTGCGGCAAATATGGCAGTATCAAAGCCCCCGCACAAAACCATCACCCCACAGTTAAGCCAATCGAACTTATGCGCTATCTTGTTAGACTTACAAAAACGCCGACAGGCGGAATTGTACTTGATCCTTTCATGGGTAGTGGCACAACTGGCATCGCATGTGAGCTGGAAGGGCGCGACTTCATCGGCATTGAGCGTGAAGCGGAGTACGTTGAGATCACCGAGAAGCGGATTGCGCATTATGCGTTGCCGATTATGGAGTTAGTTGAATGATCACCTTCGACAGAATTGACGCGCTTACGGCAAGCTTGGAAGAACGCTTAGAATCGTTTTACACACGCGTTCTAACCGATTCGGCGCGTTCTCTGGCTTCGCTTCTGCGGGCAAAATCAGCCTTAAATCAGGCGCTGTTTCGCGCGAGCGAGCTTGCATATTCCGAGGCGTTATACAGCGATTTATTGCGGAAAATTGCAAAGCTCTCAGGCTACACGGAAAAGGAATTGCGCACAATCTTCAAGAAAGCGGGATTTGAGAGCATTCGAGATGAGCAAGCGATCATCGGAAAACTTGGATTAGAAGTGCCTGAATTGGCGGAGTCAAAACAACTCACGGGAATAGTTAACAGCGTGTTTGCCAGAACAAACATGGTATTGCAAAACCTTACTCGATCCATCGCATACCAATCGGAGCTGCAATTTATCGCCGCCGCCGATGACGCGTACTTAGCTGTCAGCACTGGCACGCTAAGCATAGATCAGGCGATTAAACAGGGCGTGCTGACTCTGGCAGAGCAAGGGGTGCGGGTGCTCAATTCGCAGACGGGTCGAGTCGAGCAAGCCGATGTTGCCATAAAGCGCAATATATGGACGGGCATTAATCAGGCAACCGGGGACATGACACTGGCAATGGCGGCTGAAGCGGGCACTGACTTGGTCGAGGTAAGCGCGCATCCAGGGGCAAGAAACAAGGGCGTAGGGGCGGCAAACCACGAATCATGGCAGGGCAAGGTTTATTCCATAAGTGGCACGCACCCCAAATACGAGCCGTTCATCGAAACCACCGGCTATGGCACGGGAGCGGGGCTGTTAGGCTGGAATTGTAGACATTCAGTATTTCTGTTTTTCGAAGGCTACGAGAAGCCGACCTACACGCAAGACGAATTAGACCGTGTGAATAACGCGCAAGTGACATTCAACGGTCAACAAATGGACTTATACGAGGCGACCCAACAGCAGCGGTATTTAGAGCGCGGCGTGCGTGACTGGAAGCGCAAGCAATCCATGTTCGAGGCGGCTGGCTTGGGTGAAGAACACGCTATGGCGGGGCTCAAGGTTAAGGATTGGCAATATCGGCTTCGCGAGTTCA